CCACTGTAGAAGCCTTCACTGGGCTGACCTTCGCCAATGCTACGGCGGACACGTCGGCTACAGCGAAACTCAACAACGCTGTGACTGGTTCCCAGTACATCACGGTGTCCTCACAGGTCACCAACAACCATGCCTCTGGCGCTCAGTTCAACACGTCGTTTAACGGTAACGTGACCTTCACCTTGGCTAGTGGTGTTACAGACGGTATAGCCTCCAAGGCCACGGGGTTCGTACGTGGAACCACTGCCGGTGCAGCCGCTAACCACTTTCTGCTCACCGCACAGAGTAACGGCGCATGGGGTAGTGACCTGACAGCCGAGGTTACCGATGGGTTGGAGGGTGCTACGGCTACGTCGTACGGAACCTTCAATCTGATAATCAGCCTAGGCGGAGTGGAGAAGGAGCGTTGGACTGAGGTGTCATTGGATTCCACGCATAACCGTTACGTGGAGGCTCTTCTGGACACGTACTCTGACTTTGTGACGGTATCCTCTGTGGCTGCACCTGCTAAGGCTACCACCACTTCGGTTACCGCCGCCACCTACACTCTAGTGGGTGGCTCCGACGGGGCCGCTGTTGTGGCATCCGACTACGATACCACCCTCGACCTCTTGGATCAGGCGATTGGTGATCTAATTATCAACATGCCGGGAGTGTTTGGTTCAGTAGAGGTAAACGCTGCCACGTCCTACGCCTCCGGTCGGGGTACAGGGTTCGTAATCATTGACCCGGACCCGGCAGCGACTACGGCATCACAGGCGATTACCGCTGTTGATGCGTATACCAACACTAGTTATGGGGCGGTGTACTACCCCGCAGTTACCGGACCAGACCCAACTAAGACGGGTCCTGCTGCTCTACGCACCAATGCTTTGGGCGGGGCAGTGGCGGCTGTGTTCTTGAGGGCTGAAAGGTTGCACTCCATTGCCAAGGCCCCAGCGGGCTTTAACTTAGACATTCCCAATGTGTTTGGTTTGAAATCCACCTACACAGAGGCCGAGGAGGGCACGCTGTACGCCGCGAACATCAACCCCATCCGGTTGGTGCCCGGTACAGGAGCGATCATTAACGGAACACGCACTCTGGCTAAGACCTCACCTGAACGGTATATACCTATTCGTAGGACATTGAACTACGTGAAGGCCCAGATGAAGGAGATCACGAGGTTCGCAGTGTTTGAGCCGAATGATGTCAACCTCAGGGAAAAGGTCGATCAGGTGGTCACTAACTTCTTACGAGGTTTGTGGGGCAAGGGTGGTCTTAAGGGTGGTTCCAGCGATCAGGCATTCTACGTGACATGCGATGGGACGAATAACACATCCGCCACTGTAGCCAACGGTGAACTTCACGTAGAGGTCGGATTGGCCCTGCTGTACCCGACCGAGTTTGTGATAGTAAACGTCAGTCAATGGACTGGCGGTTCCAACGCAGTAGACATACTTTAAGGAGTAAGTAAATGACAGTATCCGCACAAACACTACGCACAGATCCACTGCGTAACTTCAAGTTCAGGGTCAAAATTTGGCCTCAGGATGAAGAGTTGAACAAGTTGGCTGATGGTCTTGACAAACTGGGCTTTGCCCAGATGTCAGGTATCGCTGTGACCAACGAGGTTATCCCGTACAGGGAAGGTGGGATGAACACCCACCCGCACAAGATGGTTGGGCAGTCGGACTTTGCTCCGGTGTCGTTGGCACGAGGTGTGTTCGCCAACCAAGACCAGTTGTACCTGTGGCAGCAGTTCCTGCATACATGGCAGGGTGGCTTCAGTGGTGGGTCAAAGGGTGGCGGAACAGGTAACGCCAACTACTTTAACGCCAGTGACTACCGTTGTACCGTTTCTGTGGTCGTGTATGACCATCCAGTGACTAGTTCTGGTACCCCGGGCAACCCGTACCAGTACGACGTTGACCCATCTGCTGCCACCGATCCCAAAATGCCTAAGCGTCTACGGATAAACCTGTACAACGCATGGCCCGGTTCATTCTCGGTCAGTGACCTAAACGCTGGTGACAACGGTATTCTCATTCAGCAGTTGCAGTTGCACCATGAGGGGTTTGAGATGTTCTGGGGTATCGACATTGCTGACAACGCTGAGATTACAGGCGGTACCACACAGGGACCGGGAGACCCCTCTCAGTACTAAGGAGATAGCACAATCCGTATAAACCATACAGACTAGTAGGAGAGATCAATGAGTTTAAATCTGGCAGAACAGGCTGAAGTCATCAACGAGGCTATCGCTGATGACCCACCTGAGGTAGGTAAGCCAGCCCCCACAACGGTAAAACTGATGTGTGGGTTGCTGAATCCTGAGACAGAGGAATGGCAGGACACGGCTGTAGTGGCCGAGATGACAGGAGAGGATGAGGAGGAGTTGGATCGGCTCACCACTGTAGACAATCTGTCATATGCTGATTACACATCAGCCTTGCTGCGTCGTGCGGTCACAAGCATTGGTGATGTGACGGTGTCAGACACCCCGTCTGTTCTAGATGATCTAATCATCGGAGATAGGGACCTGTTGTTTCTGGGGGTGATCCGTGCAACTTACGGGAACGTACGTACGTTCTCGGTGGTTTGCCCTAAGTGTGACGAGAAAAATGAAGTACGGGTAAATCTGGATACAGACTTTGAGATGGACTATCCCAAGTCTGATCCGCGAGAGACCCGGCCTTTAACTCTACGTAATGGCAAGACTATCAAGGTCAAGTATCTAACGGGCAGGGATGCTTCGGCTATCGCTGCTTCAGGCGACACCCCAGCGGTACAGAACACGGAGATAGTTGTACACAGCGTTGTGTGGGACGATGAACGAACACTACTAGTTAGGAAAAAGTGGGCCAAGGCGCTGTCGTTGGCTGACCGTAGGACGATAGTCAAAGCCGTGCTTGGAGACCAACCCGGCCCGAGGTTAGAGGAGGTGAATGCCCCGTGCGCCTACTGTAGTAAGGAGATTTCTATGGTACTCGACTGGGTCTCCCTTTTATTCGGTTAACATCAACCACGTATATTGGCATTATGACAGCATTGCTCAAACATATCCCGGTTACACCCTACAGGACATCCGATCTATGTCTGTTAGACAGCGGTCGTTCTGGAGTGAGATGTCTAGGTGGCATAAGTAATGCCTGAAGGCGCTGGCCCGCTGGGGGAGTCCTCAGACGAGGTTCAGAAGGAATTCGCCACGATAAAGGCGCGTTTCAAGACTGACATTGCGTCCCTGTCTAAACTGACACGAGAGTTTGGTGGATTAAAGAACTCTCTACGTGACATCAACACTGAGTTGACCAAGATGATTGCTCTTGGTGCTCAAACCACCACAACACTACAAGGCATAGCCCAAGCGAGCGGTGGCGTAGGTGGTGGAGGTTCAGTTCCCCCGCCAGCCACTGGCACAGGAGGTAGGACCCCGGCTGGTAGTACTGGTGGTGTTCATGTAGCGTCTAGCAGTGGTATGTGGGCGAAGTTCTCAAACAACCTCAGGAACGCAAACACGGAGATAAGCAAGGCCACCACACCAGCGGGTATGGCAATCAACCTTGGTCTACAGGGCCTTGAACAGGGCATGGGCTGGACGCAGACTCGTATCAAGGCCCACGCTCCTTACGCCCTTAGTTCTGATCGTATGGGGATGCTCCTACGTCAGATGGAGGGTGGTCGCATGACCCAACTCCAGTATCAGGCTAACTTTCGTGAGCCTCTAACCAACTATCTTATTGGTAATGAGGGTATCACCCCATTGCTTGGTTTGCAGGCCACCACCGGGCTTAATGCTACACAGATGGCTAAGGGGGTTGAGGGCATTAGGGTAGCCTCTGGCTTTGGTTACAGCACTCAAGATGCCACGAGGATGATCCGGGCGTTGGCCCAACCGGGATCGTCAAACATGATGACCATGATGTTGGGTATGGGGCTGTACGGCCCGGGCGGATCGGCCCGTGATCCGATGGACGTGATCCGTAACACAGTACAGCGTATGGGCTTGGACAACCCGGCGATGCTAGAGGGAGCATTGCAGCCCGGGTCAATGACCCGTGCCAACTTGGCCCGCACCGGACTACCGATGGACATGCAGGATCTTGTTATTCAGTACGCCCAAGAGAACGTCTCGTTCCAAGAACTGGGCGGGAAGGGTATGTACGACCCGTCTAATAAAGCACACCGCCGACGGATGGGTGTCGAAGAGGGGTACGCCACCGAGTTTGAAAGGACCCGTATGGCGGAGGCGGATCGTGAAGAAAACTTCTATCGTCGTCAGATAGACAACTACGCTCAGTTGGAGAAGAACACTCAGCGGTTGATCGAGGTCTTCGGCGCTTTAGAGGACACGTTGAGTCCCCTGATCGGAGCACAGGTAAGCCTGACCAACAAGTGGTGGCGTGGGGCATTGCCCTTAGCCATGGGGGCGGTGGGCGCTGCTATTGGCACTCCCTTCGGGATGCCGTTTTTGGGAGGAGCAGGAGGTTACGCCGCCGGTCACGCCATCTCTAAGGCTTTGGGTGACCCGGAGCCCATCAGTGCTACAGACTTCTCTCAGTTTGGCTTGAAGGCCAACCTAGTGGGTAGCGGTGCCCCCGGAACCACTGGCATTCAGTCATTGGCTAACCTAGCCGCTCTGCCACCGTCTGACGGTGGCATCTCTACGAAACTGACTCTCACTAGTGGTACTCGCACCAAGGCAGAACAGTGGGCCCTGTTCGCAGACAAGAAGTCTGGCGGGGGTAGTGACGGAAGGCACACTGTGGTAGGTGAGGGACACTGGTCACAGGATTCACCCCAGCAGGGGGATCGCATCTACGAAAATAAGTACTATCGGCTTAATGACAATGGAAGGAAGAGGGGGTACGCAGCCCCTCCCGGGAAGTCCAGACATCAGACCGGCGCAGCCGCAGACTTGGGCCCCGACCATGCACATCCATGGATCGCTTCTACTGCCCCACGGTTCGGTATGCGGACGGCGAGGGACGAAGACTGGCACGTCACCTTGTCCTCAGACTCTACGCCACCAGCCACTGACACTGTCACTACTCCTAGGGGTGTTAGGGGCACACTATCTGTACCATCCTTGGCTTCGCCGGGGACGGGTAGGTCGAGGGCCACCAACAGGCCGGGGGCGGTCAGGGTTGCACAGTCTGCTATACCACGCTTGGATCTGAAGACTCTTCAGAGGCGACATGCCATGTACTCCCCTGTTGACTACGCCGCTATCAACGTGGCTATGGGTAGTGTCGGCCCGGGCCTTCTTGGAGACGCAACACCATCAGCAATTTCTCAGTGGGGTCCCGGCCCGTGGAACTCTACGATGG